CTCCATGCTCCTGATTGATGCGCTTCCACGCATAGTTGGCATCTTTTCACACACATAAGTGACAAATGCCTTGACGCCAGGATTCAGCATCTTTACATCTAATTCTGCATCCTCTTCGATGATCTCATCGACGAGAATGTCATCTTTGACTAGACCGTCGTCACATCTGCCGCCAGCCACTAAGTCGTAAGTAGTGTATTGCTTAGTCAAGTCCTCAGACCCGAATAGCTTCGTTGCGAACTGCATCTGTGATCTATATAGTTTATCAACGAATTCAGACCCACCGCGTGCAATTACTTCTTCTTTGCGAGCGGTATACGACTCATACACAGCACGTTGTGACCTAGGGCTTCCGCTTTCAATCCTAGAATGAGTGAAAGTGGCACATGCTCTCGTCAAATACTGCTTACAAGTCGGCTTCTTTGCATTGAAATCCATTCTCAAGAATTCTGCTATAGTGCCAATGTTCATTTTAGATATCTGCGCTCGGATTCCCAAATCTTCTGAATTTCGCAATAGCCTCAAGACTGGTGCAAAGCTCGTTGCAACCCCTAGCACGTCATCACCATTATGCAAAGAGTATGTCAGTAGTTTAGATATGCCACAAGCCTCAAGATACGCGAAGTTCAACGCAGTGTTCATGAATGACGTTAGACGCCACCCTGAAAATAGCGTGCCTGCCGTGCGATAAACATCGTCTGTTTGACTACAATGTACTGTCTGTAAATTGATTGACTGTATAGTCCACTTCAAACTACGAATTTGCTCGTCGCTTAAATTGTCCTTGTACACTGTGTACCACGCTCTCAACACTGCTTTCATGTTGCCAAAACTGTGTTGGGAGTTGAAGTCGTCATAATCATAGCAAAAAGGTATCAAATGCTTCATGTTTACTGCCACTCCTGACACATAGTCTGCTGTAGCCCTTGAGCCCGTTGGTACATACGAAGGGAAGGTCTCTTCACATTTGTTTAGTGCGAAGTCAGCGTGAAAGTGTGAAGTCACGTCACAGCCATACAGCGCGCGTGTCTTTCCCCACTCATACTTTGTCGAAGTATATGCATGTATCTCTGGTGCTCGCTGGAGCCATGACGAATGACTGAATCCATCAAGAGACGAGAAGAAACCTTTCTTAGACCTCAACCGATAGTCTAAGTCTTTAATAAGTAACTTATCTTTGCTGTACTCTGAATGGACTGATCCGCTAGGCATTAGCACGGCCCTTTGATTCCAGTACTCATCGTACTTATATTTAAAAGCACGCTTACCTTCTATCTTTGCATCGCCAAATAGTTTCAAACAAGCCATATACACTTTATCTGGTGTGACCTGTGCGAGCTTGGGCTCAACTCGGTTCCGCTTCTCTTGTGCCCAGTCAACTTCTGTGTCCAACCTGTTCACAAGTACATTTAACTCAAAGAGCTGACTGAGCTCTAAGTGTGACATGCCTTGCATTTGCTTCGCCCACACTCCTTCTTGCTTTAGCTTAGCAAGATCTATACCACCGTGTCTCAGAATTAAGTTTATCAAATAAGTCCTGGACTTCTCATCGGCTGACTCATAATACACCCAGAAAGTCGCATGAGTACTTTCTATACTATTGTACTTGTCTAGTGCTTCTGCAAGCACTGCCCGCCCCCCTTTTAAATGAGTGTTAGTGTTCGAAAATAAGTCTCGCAAACGAACGTGTGTATGATGAAACTGAGTTATTTTTTGATCGTTTTTGTCGTCAATGCTATAGTAGTAACTTGCTTTGAAATCACCAGAGACTGGGATCACCGCCGACATGTACTTATCATACCACAAGCCTGCTTGTTCGTATGAAAAGTCATGTCTTATGTTGCCAACTATAGTAGCACCAACTATTTTTACTATTTTTTTGTCGTGACATGTCACATTTGTTATTTTAACATAATAATATTCATTTACACCAAAAGAGATAGTTAGAACTGTTTTAAGTACACCATGCACACGCCTCAGTTCACGGCGTGCGAAAGCGTCAGATACCGCTGAAGCAAATCCCGTGCCTACAAGACTGTAAACAGCCTTGGTATTGTCATAGGTCGGGAGGCCCGTTTCGTCGAGCCACACTGTCACGTCCGAAGCTATATGTCCGGCTCCATGGCTTCGGCAGCAGGATCGGGGTCGATCACTCCAGTCTGAATTAATGGCCCAGTCGCCAGGTCCAATGATGCAGGAGTCAGTGCAGGGCGTGAAGCCGGAACACTTATTTTTGTTGCTAAAAAATCCGACCTGCGGTGTAATGGTACGATTCTTACTGAAGGCTTAGCCTGTGATAGTTGCGAGACAGCCCGCAAGAATTCAGTCCTCTTCACAGTTACCAGGGGCTCTGAGCAGAATCCTATTCGTTCTTCACCGCTGAACCAAGTTAGTGCCTTTTTTCCTAGCTTGTACGAGAAAGTCACGTCACCGTACAAAGTCGGAATTTCCATCCACGAGTTAGAGCGTTTTTTAATATCACGCCAGTTGATTTCGAATCTTGGCGCTATATCATCAGGATTGTGCACATAAATGTATCGACCCGAGGCATTGTCTGCCCAGTTGTGGATACGCATCTTGGTCTCTGAGTTGATGTCTGTGGCAATGACATCGTATCCAAATAGTCGCATCAT